GCCGGAGCGAACCAAGGGTAACTGACGCTGTCGCTGAGAGCGATCGTTCTCAGCATCATATGGCTAGCTGGCACCACAGCATTGCTGCCACTTAGGTCCGTGGTAAATCCATTTGGATAATAAACCGCGCAGAACTCGTCAAAGCTGACTATGCCGTCGTCACCGTTGTCGGTGACTAATCTCGCATTCGTTCCCCAGTTGACCAGTGTAGTAGCATCCGATGCTAGGCGCAACGGAGTGTCTCCTATGACGAATGCTGTTAGTCCACGATCGATATTCAAGTTGATCAAGTTGCTCAAGCATTCTGGATATCCTGGAGCAGCGATAATGTTGAAATTTCTGCGCTCCTCATCACGGATTTGAGAGCTGGTATCGATAACTGATTTCATAGCCGATACGACAACTTTGCGCTGTGCTTTGCGACCAAAACTTCCGGACCCATCTTCGTTGTTTGCTGAAGCTGTGGTCCAACGATCAACAGCATAATTGGTCATAAACTGACCATTTACTACGGGACCTCCTACTGCTGGAAGGCTGTTAACTGGATCATATCTTGTGTTTCTATCTGTAGTGGTAACGTAGTTTCTTTGATAACGCTTGACGTTGCCACCACTGCGTCTTAGATTCCAAAGTAGCATACCCCTAGGATATAGATCTGGATCTGGTGCATCGAAATCTAGGAAGTTGCTGTCTAGCAATGATGAAATGGTGTCTGGTGATCCCGTGCCGTCCGGGGTTGAAGGATTCGCACTCTCGTCTCTATAACGTGCATCTGCGAACAACACACCTTCTTCTGTGGTCTGGTCAGTTTTATCTACTAATACCCATTCGAGATTCAGTCCGTCATATTTGTAAATGGTCGGAAAATTTTCTAGATCTGCGGTGCTGATCCATAAGTCACCATTTTTCAATGCTGAGCCATCGCTCTGTGTCGTTGGCTCGCTGGCCGCGACAATCGGGCCCAGTGGATCGGTCTTGTCGACGGATGCAGCAGCGAAGAATGGGCTGGTTGCGGTTCTGTAGCCTACCCAGGTGTTTCCGTTATGCACCATGATATCTACTTCACCGAACGCAGGATTGTACCAAAGTTGATCGTCCTGGGCTCTAGAATCCGGAGCGGATGACGAGGCTTGGAAATCTTCAGTGATTAATGGTTTCCAATTTGTAGCTAAGAAATCTTCTGCGGCGCCGGAAACGATTCCCCCGGTAAGTGCATAAAAGTTTGCAGTTCCGGTGTTAGTGACAACGTTGAAACCCGTACCAAACAATGTGGCGATAGGTGCATTGGTTACGTCTGTCAGACGAAAATCTCCGCTGCTCTTATGATAGATGCTGACTTTCGATTCATCTGCATCGTAGGCAGCTTCTACATAGAGTAATCCAGCAGCATTGATAGCGGCAGCAATAGCATTACCGCTGGCCGCGGCAGTTGCTTGGCCCGTAAATGAAATTGTGGTTGCTGTGCTTAAAGACAGCGCACCTGTTGATTCTTTGATAGTGAAAGAATAGTTAGTAGAATTAACAATGTTCGACGTCGTGATTTCTTCAGATACAATTACTGTATTTCCTGTAGTAGTTCTGCGCCAAATCCTGAACTGAGCATCGCCTAATTCTTGATCTCGTTGATTAGTGTCATCGTCGGGCGCTGCATAACTAAAATTTTCTGTGGCGTTATACTGAACGAACAATGAATCTACTGCGATATTGCTGCCTAGTCCCGATCTATCTAGATAATAGAGCGCGGCATGAGTTGAAGAAAAAAGAGGGGAACTGTAGGCAGTCCATACTTGAGTAGATGAATTGTATTTGCTGATGATCCAATCAGAACCGCTGTTAGGTTGTGTGGTCTTGATCCACACTGAACCTGTAGGATAACCTTGCACCGTGTAGCTGTTATCTGTTCTCTTATACGTAGGTACCTGCGTGTGAGGAGCCTGTGTTAGTTTAGGTTGTAGATAAGTTCCTGCGGATACTCCGATGTCTGCTAGCACCGTGCCAGTTCCTGCAGCAATCACTATCGCTCCACTTAATGTAGAATCGCTGTTATCTGATGTGCTACCATCGGAATAGATGTTAAGTCTGTCGTTGACGGTTTTAGCACTGATACCTTGTGTAGACAGGTTGTTTAAGTCGGAAACTAGATTAGTGATTCTAGCAGCTACTGTGGCTCCGGAAACGGTGATAGTATTTCCGTTGATCGAAAAACTATGTCCAGCGGTCAAGGAAGAAATAGCAACTGATCCGCTCACTGTAGGATGGCTGGCGCACCATTCGGGACTTCCTACCAGCACCCACTGGCCAGCCGTAACCCCTGCGTTATTTGCGATAGTGCCGCCTGATGATTTGTAATATATTTTTGCGGTTTCGTTGGCAGCAGTACCTGTTAGAAACACCACGGCATAATCTCCGATGCTGCCTACAGAAGCGTTTGGTGCTGTTCCTGTTACTCTAGCAGAATCGTCGTCAGTCAATACCAGCGGAGTCTTAGCGGAGAATTTTTGCCCGCCTGCGACCGTAGCAGCAGCACCGTTCCATTCTTGGATACCATAGGCAGTAGCTCCGGTATTGACCCACCATTGGCCGTCATCTGGGCGGCCTGCGGGTTCGTTGGCATCGCCTTCTAGTTCGCTGAGGTCTACATTGGCCCTGACAACAAATGCACTGTTACTGACACCTAAGAAACTATAGGCTGCTAAAAGTCCATATTCGTTGCGTTCTCCGCCGTGAACAGGTGATCCGCTGGCAGTCTGTTCAAAGAAAGGAACACCAAATAGATCTACTAGATCTTTCTGGCTAGTTAATCTGTAGGCCACACCGGCATCGGCCTGTGTAGTGGCTGCAGCGGTTCCAGTGCCAGCTGCATTAGTTTTGTTTTCTGCGGTAGCTACCACGATAAGAGGAGTCGTACCAGGTTCAGCTGGTGTATAAAAACTCTCGTCGATTACCGTTACTTCTACGCCGGGTGATTGTAGTGCCATTCCCTGTTCTCCTGGTAATAGTGTTGTATATTATTTAGCGGCATTGGAAGATTTTGAGCGGTTACACTGCCTCGAAAAGGTATCAAAAAGGTGTAAATATTCCTATGAGACCATTGTGCAGGTGTGGCCAGAGACCCCGCGCTGTGAATTACAAGAAAGGTAATAAGACCTTTTATCGTAGCCTCTGCGAAATCTGCATGGCTCACGGACTATATCACGGCGTCCCTAGATGGCTGCGATCAGGGTATAAGATCAAAAATCAGTGCGAAAGGTGCGGATTTAGATCACCGCACAGAGAAGTGTTCAGAGTGTTCCACGTGGACGGCAATCTCGACAACTGCCGTCACAGCAACCTAAAAACTATCTGTTGTAATTGTGGGCAGATATTAGCCAAAGAAGGGCACACATGGCGGCAAGGTGATCTTATCGCCGATAACTAACAGCTCTGCCTGTCTATACAGCTGATCTATGCTGCCGTTGTTGTCTATGACGTGGTCGAACTCTGTGCCAACCCAAGCGGTTTCCGAAGCATGGATTTTCTGTATCTTTAGATCTTGGATGGCCCAGTTATGACCTCGATTAGCTTGGATGGCTGTGTCGTACCAATCAGGCAATTCTCCACGCTGGACCCAGACGATTTTACCTCCTGCATTACGTATGCTGGCGATTTCGTTAGGAAAACGGCAGTCAGAAATCACTACTGAATCTTTGCTACTACGCAGTTTATTTTCTAACGAAGCGATCCAGATATCATCATGGAACCCTTTGCGGCAGACCTCTGTGCCCCAGTATTGCAGGACCCATCGGGGAGTAAGTGTAGGCATGTCTAACCTTTCTGCCCACCATGCATCTATCTGCTCTCGCCATTCGCGGGCTTCTTTGGTACGGCCTTCTAGTAAAGTTCGGTCCCATCCAAATACCGAGGATACTGCGTCTTTTAGTGTAGATGCGAAACTTTCCCTTCGAAACTCGTGGAAATTTTGTAAGTAATCAGCGACCGTGTCTTTGCCGCTGCCAATAAATCCGCAAATACCTATGATCATAATTGTCTCCTCTTAGAGAAATTATAATATAGTTTCGCTAGGATGTCAAATCAATAGTAGGGTTTTGGAACTTTCGGTTTGCCCGTGTTCAGCCGATTGGCCAGTACGCTGGCAGTATTGATAGATTTCGTTCTATCGGTCCTGCGGGCAGCTTGGACTTTGGTGCGGGCACGGGTGGTCTTCATCCTCTGCGCCTGTGCCACGTCCATGGGCTGGTGGCATTTTGAAGGATGGCTGACCTGGCGACCTGCTCTGGGTCCTGTGGTGCAACGGAACTTCAACTTGGGCTTTCCTCCTCGGGCCGTGTGTTTGCCTACACCCCAGACCATTTTAGCGGTTTCTGTGTAAAACTCTTCGTGGGATTCTGAGATGAATTCTTGTGCTCGCATCAGCCTATGATCCAGCTATAACCTTGACCTCCAGAAACCAATGTGGCTAGTTCTGTGGTCAATCTATCGAGATCAGCCTGTCCCTCTGATTTCATAGCAGCACCGTTCAGAGCGGTACCACCTTGGGGACCCGCGATGCTGGCGAATTTCTCACGTGCCTGTCCTAGGATGATTTTGCAGTTGGCCAATGTATAGTCTTTGATCCATTGCCCCGCATAGACATCTTCTATGATATTAAAATCGGGCCTTGAGTTATAGCACCAAAGTAATACCTCTTCGTCACCCCTGGGTCTCTGCTGTATGATCAATCTGTGGCTCTGTGGATTCCATGTGAAATTGATGAAACTGCCAAACATCTTGCCTACCAGCTCTTGATACTGCGCGAACAACTCATAGGTAGCTAATCCGCCCATGTTGGTGCTGCTTAAAAGATATGTGTTGGTGTAGGCCAAGTTGAATGGCTCGAACACCGTGCCCCCGCTACCACCGCCACTTCGCGATCCCACGCTGCGGCGGAAAATCTGCCTTACCTGCTGTATCTCTGTGGGTAAGATATAGTCATTTTGATTCTCTTTTAGAGTTAAAAATGCATAACTTTCTTCTACGGCATTATCTGAACGCTGGCGAAACACTCCTAGAGCACGGTCTAGAGCGGTCTGATAATGTATGGGATCTAGTTCTACATCAATCATACCATCGCCTAGCATGGCTTTGCAGTAGTCGTAGACCGATTGTCTTGCTTGATCATTTGAGCTCATACTACTATTTATTGCCGCGGTAAATATAGTACTATGCCGCGACTTAGCCTTTACCGCCCAGAAAAGGGCAACGATTACAAATTCATTGATAAAACCGTCTGGGAAATGTTCCAAGTTGGGGGCACTGATGTGCTGGTACACAGATACATAGGGCCCGGATCTCCTTCTGCGACAGACAGATCTCCTTCAATCCCTGAATACGCTGAACAGAATCCCTTGAACATACAGGATCTTTTGTTCCTAGAAAACAGAGATAGAAAATATGATCCGGATGTCTACATACTGCGCGGAGTATACAACGTGCAGGACATAGATTTCAATCTCAGCCAGTTTGGACTTTTTCTTCAGAACGACACGATCTTTATCAGCTTCCATATCAATGATACCGTAGAAAAACTAGGTCGCAAGATTATCAGCGGTGATGTCATTGAGCTGCCGCATCTCAAAGATGAATATGCTCTAAACGATCTCAAGTTCGCTCTAAAAAGATTCTACGTGGTAGAAGATGTGAACCGTGCCGCCGAAGGATTTGCCGCAGATTGGTATCCGCACCTGTATCGTGCCAAATGCAAACCATTGGTAGACAGCCAAGAGTTCAAAGACATACTAGATCAGATCGCGGACACTGATGCCTACCTAGGTGTGTGGAGCGCTATGATCACCTATGCGCCAGGAGACATCGTAGAATACGACGGTGTCAAATACGAAGTGTTGGCTGAAGTCACGGGCATAGCTCCTCCTGATACAACTTTCTACAAGGTCGCAGACACTCTGAGAGACGTCGTCAGCACCTACGAACGAGAGATGCAGATCACGGAGGCGATACTAGATCAAGCAGATGCTGACAGCCCCAAGAGCGGCTACGATACCACCAATCTGTTCGCTCTGAGATATGATCCAGATGTGTCAGCAGATACCAATGGCCTAGAAGGCTATCTCCTAGAAGATGGTATACCCAACAACGGCGAGGCATTTACCGCAGGAATATCATTCCCTGTGGCTCCCGTAGAAGGCCAGCATCATCTAAGGACGGATTATCTGCCCAAGAGATTGTTTAGATATAACGGATCAAGATGGGTCAAAGTAGAGGATGTCAAACGCATGACTATGAACAATCTAGGAGCCAGCGATGTTGACACCACTGACAGATTCGCAGGCAAGGATACAAGAAACACGCAGAAATCTTCTTTCATCAATAACACTAACTCCGCAACCATAGACAATCGCGTGGTGCAGGAAAAACAAGCGATCAGCAAAGCGCTGAAACCTAAGGCGGATTAACATGGACTATTTTTATGATGGCCAGATAAGAAGATACGTGACTCAGTTCATGAGGATATTCATAGGTTTCAAATACCAAGCAGGTGATGGTACTCAGACCTATGTGCCTGTGGCCTACGGTGATCTCAGCAGACAGGTCGCTGCCATCATCAAAGAAAACAGCGAAAACAAGATGCCATCTGTACCTAGGATAGCCTGCTACATCACTGGCCTAGAGATGGACACTTCACGATTGTCTGATCCCACATTCATCAGCAAAATCAGCCTCAGAGAACGTGCCTACGCAGAACCATCAGATGGTGATCCATCTGGTTATCAGAGATACCAAGGCGGCGGATATACCGTAGAACGATTGATGCCCACACCTTACAAGCTGACGATGAAAGCGGACATATGGACTTCCAACACTGATCAGAAACTGCAGTTGTTGGAACAGATACTGGTATTGTTTAATCCCAGCCTTGACATACAGACCACAGACAACTTCGTAGACTGGACCAGCCTTACGCAGATCTATCTAGAGTCTACCAACTTCAGTTCTCGCAGCATTCCCGTAGGCGCAGAATCTGACATAGACGTCTGTGGCCTAGAGTTTTCCATGCCAGTGTATATCACGCCTCCGGCCAAGGTCAAGAAACTGGGCGTGGTAAAAACCATTGTGGCCAACATCTTCGCTGAAGATGGCAGCGTCAAGGATATATCTACGTTGGTCTACAATCAGAACGAAGCCAACGCAGAAGTCAGGGTTACGGTAGATAATCACGATGTCACACTGCTCAAAGGCCCTGCGGGCACGGGTAACTATGATTATTACCTAACATTCGCAGGTTGGAACGCAGATGATTGGCGCAGGGTCTTAGATCTGCACGGAGGCTATTCGCCTACCAGCCTCATACATTTCATGCAGCCCACGGGATTTGAGATCACGGGAACATTTGAAGTCAATGACGTGAACCCTGAAATACTGGTAGTTACTCTAGATCCAGATACCATACCCAGCAACAATGTGGCTCCCATAGACAGGATCGTGGATCCCTACAACTTCAATCCTATAGAGTTTTACAATGGTAACATCCCCGTGGGCACTAGATTGTTGGTCTTAGAAAACATCAACGATCCAGAGATAGCTAGAGTAGGCGCGGACGATGCTTGGGTGAATCTAGATTCAGCCTATGCTATGATCAAGGCCAACTCGATCATAGAGTGGGACGGCACTTATTGGCGTGTTGATTTTGATCCTGACACAAATGACAGCTCATTGTTATATGTGCAACACCTAGGAACCAAAGTCCAGTATCGCTGGGATCGCGAACAATGGTTGCGCAGTTTTGAAGGTGAATACAAATCAGGTTATTGGCGTCTACAGCTAGATCTCTGATAAGTATCCGATGCAACAACATGCCGGATTGTTATTTCTCGCTAAAACCACAGGACGTATTCTGTTAATTTTAGAAAATTATAAATGGACGGTACCTACTTTTACTAAAAAAGGCCCGTTATTAGAATCTGTCCAAGATTTGTTGATAAAGTATTCCAAAGGTAAGATCTTACCTATAGAACTTTATCTGTCAGAAGATCGAGGATTTGAATATGGAACCTATGTTTGTCTCGTGGAAGATGAATTCGTCGCGAAGTCCGTGCCCACGATCTGTTGGTCGTCTTTGGACCATCTGCCCAGACAGCTACACGTTGGATTGAAAACCACTTTAAATAATCAGATAATAAGGACCAAACTAGAAACAATTATGGAGTTAGAAAAATGATCCTAGAAAAGAATCAAAAATTCCAAGCTGAATTCCAAGATTTTTCCCAGCGCATTTTAAAAATCGATGATGAAAAAATCAAAAAAGATCTAGAGGATGATCTAAGATCTCTGCTAAAAGAAGTTAAATTGATAGATCAATTCCATCAAGATCTGCTCTGGCAGAAAAATCTATCGGGATCTACGGGTGATAGCAAAAATAAGATATTAGAATTGCGTAGAAAAATCACTAAAAAACTAGACGGCTGGGAAAAAAATATTAAATCGATGCAAAATTCTTGATGGTTATAGTTCCCACCATAGCAGCATGTATGGAGCACTGATATCTGTAGTTGCCTGATATAGAATCAGGAATCTTCCAATACAATGTGCCTGAGGTCTTGCCCTGTGCAGAAGCTCCCGTGGTCACTGTTCCGCCAGTGGTCACATGCACTAGACCCGTGTCGTAATTCACCCCAGCGCCGTTCTGGATCAAGAAAGGATGACCTCCGACATTGAGATTGAAAGCGATGGTGGTGGCATTGAGAGCATATATGGTAGGATCGTCTGTGGTACCATACTGATCGAATCTATAGGCCGAGGCTCCGTTGTTTGTAACGTTCAACATAGTGATAGCCGGTAGATAGATTCTATCTACGGTCAATGAAGCGGAACTGACGTCGCTGAGCCCCGTGAATGCGGTAGCACCTGCAGCGACCGTGCTGGTAATGGTCACTGTGTCTGTGCCGGCATCTGTAGTAATAGAGATACCCGATCCTGCTGCCAGTGTCAAAGTATCTGTAGCAGAGTCTGCCACGACACTGCTCTGACCTGTGACGGCTATGGTAGTGAAACTATCAGACGCACTACCACTGTTGGTGATAGTTATCGTATCCGTGCCCGCATTGGTGGTGATGGTAATACCTGTGCCTGCTACCAAGGTCAGTGTATCTGTGCTGGAATCCGCTACCACACTAGATTGTCCTGCCACAGCTATGGTGCTAAAACTATCAGAGGCTCCGACACTGGCCACAACTGCCCAGGTATTATCGCCTCTTAAGAATGTGGTAGCATCTCTGGTTCCTGCTGTACCTAGCCTAAGCACAGGCACGGTCCCCGATGCTAGATTAGTCGCATTAAGATTGGTGAGATTCACACCGCTGGCCGCGGGTAATGTGGCCGGGAGCGCTGTCAAGTTAGCTCCGCTGATAGCAGGAAGCGCTATCGGAAAACGAGCATCAGGAATCGTGCCACTGCTAAGATTTGAAGCATTTAGATTTGTTAGATTCGATCCGCTGACTGCGGGAAGAGTAGCCGGAAATCTATCATCAGGTATTGTACCACTTTCTAGATTTGTGGCATTTAGGGCCGTAATACTTGCACCGTTTCCACTGAATGATGTAGCCGCAAGCACTCCGAGATCACTGATAGACGCGGAGCTGGTTTGTATACTGGTTCCAGAAGAGCCGTTATAGCGAACTATAGCATTGTCTGTGTATCCACCACCGACAGAACTTACATCTCCTGCTCCGCTACCGGTAGGACCCGTAGGTCCTTCTGGACCCGCCGGACCTTGCAATGTTGCTGTGGTCTGTACTGTGTTATCTGGAAATCGTATAGATCCTCCTAGCAGAAGATTGGGGGTGATAGTGACCGGATTACCGTTATTGGTGTTTATAGTCTCGTTGACTATAGTAATATTACCGGTCGTAGCCACCGATGTAAATGTTACTGTATCTGCGGGAGCGTTCGTGGTGATAACTATGCCGGGGCCGGCTGCCAGTGTAAGAGTATCTGTAACGGTATCTGCGACCACATCGTTCTGTCCGGCCACCGCCACTGTAGTAAAACTAGGCGCAGTAGACAGATCAAATCCACTGCCGATCAGATTCCATACGGTACCAGTCCATCTCCAGGATTTCTGTCCTTCGGTATATATTTGATTGATTGCAGGGGAACTAGGGAAATTTAATGGCATCTTTTATCCTTGTTAGGTATTTATTGTTTCCTTATTCTAAGACCTTTTATGGTAAGTCCAGATGATAATTTTCTAGGGCCGCCTCTAAATCTAGCATCAAAAGATCCTTGATATAGGACTCTAGGTAAACCGCCCTCGAGACTTTGATAATCGGTCCAATTAGCTGCATTAGGCGTGGTGGATTCGGTTCCGTAATAAAAATCAGAAGGATCTTGCGAATCTAACGTAATCAACCAATCTTTTAAATTTCTCCATGACCAATCTCTATTCCATTCTATCACTGTAGCTAAAAATCCTGCCGCGACCGGGCATGCCGCGCTGGTGCCACCAAAAGCACAGTCATAGGCGATTCCGCTGTTGTAAGTAAAACCTGGATAAGTGTCTGGTCTAGATCCTTCATTTACATAAGATTTATTTGCAGCCAAGGTGCCGTCTGCTGGGGCATAACAATCCATGCCCTCTCCTCTATCGCTGTACCCGACTTTGGCTTCTAATCCTGAGTTATAATCGTCATCAAGAGCACCGACATTGACGGTTTTATAATCTACCGAACCGTCTTCTTTGATATATTTTCCGCCCTGCTGGGGGAACCCTCGCCGATTGGTCGTTCCATATACTTCTATGCCAAATTCAGAAAAACTAGAATTTTCTAGCGATCCACCATTGGTGGCGGTAATGTAATTGTTGAAATCGGGATGTCCATGATTGACCTGTTTCTGGTTAGAATTTCCTGCAGCGCAGACAAATAACACACC